TAGGTTGGTTCAAACGGGTCTTTCCAAGTATTGACTTTTGAAATAAAGGGATTAATTGTAAGAGTCGTACCACTGCAACGGATTCCATCACCTACTTCTTGAAACATAAAGCTACCACTTTGAACCTGAATACCTTGGTTGATTACTGACCCCTGTGATGTAGCTGAAGGTGATGCTATTGTTGTGGCGTTTGCGAAGACTGGCTGACTAAATGTTATTGAGTAAAGACAGATACCGATTCCACAATAGATTCTGTTGTAGTGGTTCGGTTTATTGTCGTTACATTTGAAAGACCTGGATTTGATAAGGTTTCTGTGAATGAAAAAGCGTTGCCAGCAGTTTTTATTCCCCAGTCGGGTTTGTTTGCTGGTGTTACATCTACGGATGTCCATGTAAAAGTAATGTTGTCAACTGTTTGAGGTGTATTTAGTACAGCTTTAGGTGAAATAGTATTAGTATTTATTGGTTCAATATTGTGACCAGAAACCACATATTCATACCCTGATCGATAATCTACTGATGTAATAGTTTCGGCTACTACAGTTTTAGTTTCTTGTCTGCTGTTTAGAGTTCCCGTCGAAAATGTAGGGACAACGGGAACAGCAGAAACGCTAGTCCCTGCAAAAAATATAAGCAGTAATAACTTATATATTTTATGCACTATTTAACAGTTATTTCTGAACTTGATTGTCCTGTCGCTGTTGTACCTGCTCCTCCAGCAGTGATGGTAACGACTCCAGCACTTGTAATCGTTCCAGCTAGATTTCCAGCTACACCTCCAGAGGTGACAACTGTATTTCCGAAGGCTGGCATATCAGCTACAACTCCTGCGGAGACATCCACACCACTTCCGATGGCAGGTATAGCGTCTCCTTGGAGCCAGCTTTCTTCAAAACTAAAGCTGCTGCCCGAAGTGTTCATCTCGTACACACCAACATCAAGTGTTGCTGCTGCTGTGGCTGATCCTGCTGTTATCTTCCCAAAATGCTCTCCAGTAGTAACTTTCATGTTGTTACCAGAGACAGCGTAAGTAGATGGAACTCTAATAGCCTGTACTGCTGCTCCGTCAACTTTTAGGCTTGCTGATTGGGTATGCTTGATTGCTATGTCGGCACTAGCTGGTGCTGCTAATAAAAGCAAAAGGGGGATGAAGCGTTTCATGTAAGCTTGCCTGTTTGTGGATCTACTTCCTTACCAGAAATAGGATCAATGCGTGGTTTATCTGGTACTAACTTTATAGGAGTCTCGACTTTGAT